TTTACAAGACAAACTAAACGAGATTGCAGAGAGAGATTAATATGAATGAAGACATCTATAATGCGCTAAAGGTAATTGATAAAGTTACTAAGGAGCCTGTAAAAGAAGGCCATTTAGGCGATATGGCCCAACGTGTTGAACTTGATCATGAAGTACAGATGGCAAGAGCGCAACTTTATAAGATTGCAAAATATGCTATTAAGATGCACGAAATGCTAAAAGGCGTAAGTGAAGTGCAAGGACTAGAAGGTTGGGTTAGTGCAAAGATTACAAAAGCCTCAACATATATGAGTGATGTAGGACATTACTTAGAATATGAAATGAGCCCTGCTAATATTGCTAATGAAAGCAAACAAGAAATAGACGAAGCCTCTGATTGGGCCGCAAGTGCGTCAACAGCAGGCGACGGCGGAAGTGTTAATACTCGTTTACAAGACTACCGGAATAAAGCAGAAGAGCGGCGCCAGAGGTTATTAAGAATAGGTGTTGGTGATACATCGGATCCGGATTTTGACTCGACCGGGAGCGTTATGAGTAGAGAAGAAGAACTTGCGTACAATAAATTGACTCAAAAAGAAAAATGGGCCGCGCAAGATGCATATGCAAAGAAGATGGGTTTTAAAGATATGATTGATCTTGACACTCAAGCAAGCGACATGCCTCAAGGTAGTTTGAGAATAAATCCAGATTATGAAGACGAACTGATGCGACAAGGCGCTATAGATACTTCACGTATTACCCAACGTGGTGAATTTGATTATAATAATCCCGGTCAGGAGTTTGATGCTGATACGGCTGAAAGACTATTGAAGTCAAAGAAGTTTGCTGATCCTAATATTACAGATCCAGCAAAAATGACACAAGCAGGATTGCAGGCATATCATACTATTGACGAGCCTGGTAACCCTAATATGTCACTAGCAGATAAAATTGCGGCACAGACTTCATACGTTGATATGGAAGGAAATCCAGTCAATTCTCCAGTTGGTCAAGGTGATGAGGCTAGTCCGGAAGATATGGCCGCGGCAGAAAGAGAATTTAATAAAGAGTCAATGGAAATAAAGCAAGGAACAACAGCAGACTTGCTACAGAAAGTAGATGAGCATGATAACGGAACTGCCCATGCACACCCTCATAAAGGATATACTAAAGCACAAAGAGGTTCTATGCGTGATCTAATTAATAGAGTAACAAACGAACCAAAAGAGTATGATCCAGGATTTGAGCGTGATATGACAGGTCCACCAGAAGAAATGGCCCCTGAAACAGATGCCGAAGTCGATGCTGAAATGAATGCAGATCCATATGGTGCTGATTTTACTAGAGGATTAGATTCAGAATTCTCAAAGCGGGTAGCGGATCAAAATAGAAAGAATATGGGCGAATACAACGACCAGAGCAAAGGGACTAGAACCTTTCAAGATTGGAGTAAAAAATAATGAGTGACTTTTTCGAGTTAGTACGTAAAATAAACAATATACAGAATGATGCACCTGCAGACTCAAGTGTAACAAAACAAGTTCCACAAGAGAAAAAAGCAATTATGGAAACTACAAATATCCTTAAAGAGTTTGATCGTATTAGTACAGATAAGCGTATAGTTGCTAATCCAAGGATTGAGGAAGATGATACTAACGAAGACTTGCTTGGTGATTTACACAGCCGGTATGCAAACTTTCTAAATCCAAGTGCAGTTGTAGAGGATGACGAAGAAGAAGATGCAGGTGAAGTTAAAGTAGGTGATTATCAAACACGACACTTTGATATGTGTCCAGGTGCCACGGCACTATATAAAGACATTGAAGGCAAAGGTGTTGATATGGACCTAGCAGAACGTACTGCTAAAATGCAAGATGTTTTATTCTATTTAGAAAAAGACCCAGACAGATCACATGTTGAAGAAGATGCAGTAATGGCACAAGCAGTTGCTGATCAAATTATGGACATGGCAGGCATGATGGGATTAACAAACGAACACCAATATGTTCAAGGACATGTTGATGCAATTAAAGAGAGAACAGACTAATGAGTAAAGATTGCGGAAATCACGAATGTCCTAATCCACTTTGTGATTGTGATCCATGTGTATGCACAGAGAAAGATCCGTGTGTACATTGTGTTAGTGCCCCCGAATAAAAAGGAAAAACAAAATGAGCTATGGACCAGAAGTATTCAGGCAGTATTTAGATATACTTGACGAGAAAAACCAAGTTAACGAAGCGCCAAAGTTGACACCAGCGATGCAAAACCAGGCAGATTCATTTACGGCGAATATGACGAAAGGCACAGAGGTAGTAGCCAGAACATTCGGAAGTAAAGGTGCGAAAGATTTACCTGGTGTTACTCCCAAGATGCAAGCAGACGCAAATAAAGTCGCCGGTGACATGCGAAAAGATATGGACAAAATGAAAGCCACTCCCGGTGTTGGCCCTGGTGCTACCCTTAGAGGTCAGGACGTTAATAAAACACACGGCGGCGAAGACGGCGCTGATCTTGACAACTTAGGTGGCACGGCAGATCCTGCTAATATAAGTGGAACGGCCGCTGGTCAAAGAGAAGTAGACAGATTACGAGGAAAAAAATAATGAGTTATGGTGGTGATTTTTTTAGAAAGTTTAAAGACACATTAGAAGAGATAAGTCAGAAAACTGACATGCATATTATTGTTGAGCATGTGTCTGCTATTGCATTAGACGAAGGTGAAGCAGAAATTGCCGCTGTTGTTGATGCAATACGTAAACTTGGCAGTACAGGCGAAGGCAAACAATGGGCCGCGGCGCAGGGGCTTGACATCTACAGTATGTCAGATAGAGACATAAGGAACAAAATTATTGCACCAATGGGACGAGGTGCCGCTAGTATGTTATCCCAAATACCTCGTGGAAGTGTTGATATGGCACAAGTTAACAAAGGACTTGATGCATTAGATACACCAGTTGTTGGAGCGTTTGCTAAAGATCACATTGCTAGTCAAGCACCAAAAGGAAGATTTCGTTCATCCGGAGCGGCAGGAATTAACCCGGCAGATGTTGATGTAGACATTAGTGGGTATGACGTTGACAAAGCAAAAGAAGTAATCGACAATCTTTCTGACAAATTCCCTAAAGCAAGAGAAATGTTTGACCAAGGCCGGTTTAGAGATGCATTATCACAAGTATATCGTAGAATGGCTCAAGGGGACGCAAGCACTCCGCAATGACAACATCACAACAAATTCGTAGAACAATAAAAATGCTCGAAGCAGTTAATGATGACTTTGAGTATGTAAAGAATCGTGACTTTACGCATGTTGTAGATTTTAACGGTTATACATTAGGCAGTTTTGAACACGACTACGGTGATAACGTAAAAATGGATTACGCTATATACAAAAAAGTTGGCGATAAATCCTTTGATTATAACGGAAAAACTTATAATCAAGAAGTCTACAATCAAGTACAAAATTTAGACATTAGCCCATACATTTCAAACGCAGAAGCAGTTGAAGAATTTAAAAAAGTAGTATCATCTACTAATTAAATCTGCGAACGTATAAAAACCAAATAAATACTAATATTACTAGGGTCGGATCGGAGAACAAATTGTTTAACCTAACAAATCGCCACCTGTTAAAATGGTGGATACAGACAGTTGCAATAGCCTTTGCTAGTGTTTTTGCTTGGGAAATCGGCTGGGTCGAAGCATTATGGTATGCTGACATGACAAAAATTAGTTTTGTTATCCTTTCCTTATTTGCTATCACAACTGCTACAACTGGATTTATAAGTTATAAAGAAGGTAAAACTAAACTAAGCAACTATATATGGTTTGGTAGCGAGGCTATGATTACTTTAGGTATGATTGGAACAGTAGCAGGGTTTCTACTAATGCTTAACAGTGCATTTGCAGATTTAAATGTACAGGATGTGCAAAATATGCAATCCGCTATTGCTGATATGGCTGTTGGAATGAGTACCGCATTGAGTACAACGCTCGTGGGTCTTGTTTGTAGTGTCCTCACTAAGGCACAAATGGTTATATTAGAAAATAGTTGGGATGCTGACGATGCAAAGCAAACTTAAATATAGAACAGGCTGGGGATTCGTTGACTTACTTTTTAATCTATTAGTAGGTTTCACGTTTATGTTCCTTATTGCTTTTCTACTAATCAATCCAGTTGCTAAAAAGAAAGACTTTGATCCAAAGGCAGAATTCCTGCTGATCTTAACATGGGACGACAAAAGCGATAGAGATATCGACATGTGGGTACAAGACAGTTTTAATAATATTGTTAGTTTTAGAGCTAAAGACATGGCACTTATAACATTGGATAGAGACGACTTAGGTATCACAAACGATACTATTACTAACGACCAAGGTCAAATTATTGAACGTAGAGTTAATAGAGAAGTTATTAGTATAAAAACAAAAGATCCTCGTAAATATACTGTAACTGTACATTTATATAATGCTCGAGGCGGCGGTGACCCAGATGATAAACTTTATACAATGGTAGTTAATGAAAAAGTTAAAGTTGAACTTATTAGAGTTAATCCATGGAGTTTACTTTCATCTAAAAAAGTTGAACTTACGATGCAAGGACAAGAAAAACACATATTTGAAGTTAACGTAGTTAACGATGGACAAGTCCAAATAAACGAAACGGGTAAATTAATCGCTAACAACCCAAATCGTCTGAAGAAGGAATGGTAATGTTTGATTGGAGTTTAAGTGTAACACAATTAGTTTGTATTTGGGCATTTGCAGGGCTAGCATGTATGCTTCCGTTATTTGTAAAAGCACCATGGCACAAGTTTGTTATAGTTCCTGTGTTGTTTTTAGCAATTTATATTAGTTTTAATGTTAATGAAAAGTTCGTTGGTCGGCCTTATTATGCAGTCCCAACAGAGAAATTTATATACCAAGGACATAGATTTGAAATTGTTGAAAAACAAAAAGTTATTACACTATGGACTATTATTGATAAAGACGATAGGTTATATAGATTCCCATGGACTAAAGAAAAACAAGAAGCACTTAATAAAGCACGTAAGTTGTCTCGAAAAGGTATTCCTCAAATAGGCCATTTTACTAAAAAGAAAAAACAACCAAAGGCAGAGGACAAGAGTCCAGGCCCACAACGAGACACATCAAATGATATGTCACTAAAGTTTTACACTTTTCCGCACCAAGAAAGATTTCCTAAAGACAAAAAACGCTAAATGAGTGCTTGACAGTGATACTATTATCAAGTATAATAAAGAATAGAATAGGAGATTAATATGAACGGCGATAGAGTGTTCAATCAAGAAGAAAAAGCAAAACTTACAACATTAATCAACGAAGGACTTACTGTAATGTCTGAGGTTGATGCACTAAACGAAGGTCTTACTGATACAGTAAAAGCCATTGCAGAAGAAATGCAGATTAAGCCAGGCGTTCTTAAGAAGGCTGTACGTACAGCATACAAAGCAGACTTTGCTCGTCATAGCGAAGACTTAGCAGAACTTGAGAATATTCTTGCAACTGTCGGCAAAATCAGTTAAAATAACTGTATGAGTTATATTGACGCTTACTTTGACCGCGATCGAGATAGAATACATGTAGTAGAACGTGTAAATGGTCGCAGAGAATATAGAGAATTCCCTGCGAATTTTGTGTTTTACTATCAAGATCCGCGTGGTAAATTTAAAACGATATACGGTGATCCCGTAAGTCGTTTCCAAACCCGTAACAGTAAAGAGTTTCATAAAGAACTAAAAATACACGGAAAAAAAGGTATATGGGAAAGTGATATAAATCCTATATACCGCTGTCTCGCAGAAAATTATCTCAACGTAGATGCACCTAAACTACAAACTGCATTCTTTGATATTGAGGTTGACTTTGATCCTGTAAAGGGGTATTCTACGCCCGCTGATCCATTTAATAAAATTACAGCCATTACAGTTTATTTAGACTGGCTACAACAACTTGTTACATTTGCTATTCCTCCTAAGAGTCTTAGTATTGAATCTGCACGTGATCTTGTAAAAGATTTTGATAACACATTCTTGTTTGAAAGTGAGGCTGAATTACTTGAAACATTCTTAGAATTAATCGACGATGCAGATATCCTCAGTGGATGGAATAGTGAAGGTTATGATATACCTTATACGGTAAACCGTATAGTTAGAGTGCTTAGTAAGGACGACACTCGCAAGTTTTGTTTGTGGGGGCAACATCCCAAAAAGCGCACATTTGAGCGTTTTGGTGCTGAAAATGTTACATTTGATCTAGTTGGCAGACAACACTTAGACTACATGCAACTATATCGTAAGTACACATACGAAGAACGGCATAGTTATAGTCTAGACGCTATTGGTGAGTATGAGTTAAATGAGCGCAAGGTTGCATACGAAGGTACATTAGACCAGTTATATAATCAAGACTTCTACACGTTTATTGATTATAATCGGCAAGACACGTTATTGCTACGAAAGTTAGATGAGAAACTAAAGTTTATTGATCTTGCTAACGAACTAGCCCATGCTAATACAGTGCTACTTCCAACAACAATGGGTGCGGTTGCTGTTACTGAGCAGGCAATTATTAACGAAGCACACGCACAAGGACTTGTTGTACCAAACAGACGCAATAGAGATGGCGAACCAACCTCAGCGGCAGGTGCATATGTTGCTACACCTAAAAAAGGTATGCACGAATGGATTGGTAGTATTGACTTAAACAGTCTGTATCCAAGTGTAATTCGTGCGTTGAATATGGCCCCTGAAACAATTATTGGACAACTTCGTCCTACAATAACAGATCATGCTATTAAGACAAAACTAAGTGCAAAGAAGTCGTTTGCAGAAGCATGGGAAGGCGAGTTTGGTAGTAAAGAATACCAAGCAGTTATGAACGGAGAAAAAGGCACAGAAATTACCATTGACTGGGAAACTGGCGGTGATGATACATTAAGTGCTTATGATGTATGGCGTCTTATATTTGACAGTAACAACCCATGGGTGTTAAGTGCTAACGGAACTATATTTACGCACGAAAAGAAAGGTGTTGTTCCCGGACTGTTAGAGCGTTGGTATGCTGAACGTAAAGTTATGCAGAAAACAATGCGTGAAGCAGAAGGCGAACAACGTGCGTTTTGGGACAAGCGACAACTTGTTAAAAAGATTAACTTGAATAGTTTGTATGGTGCTATTCTTAATCCTGGTTGTAGGTTTTTTGATCATCGTATTGGGCAGAGCACCACACTAACAGGGTATGGTGCTATTCTTAATCCTGGTTGTAGGTTTTTTGATCATCGTATTGGGCAGAGCACCACACTAACAGGTAGGTGTATTGCAAAACATATGGGTGCAAAAGTTAACGAAGTTATTACTGGTAATTATGACCATATAGGCGACACAATTATATATGGTGATACAGATAGTGTATACTTTAGTGCATGGCCTGCATTAAAAGATGAAGTACAACAAGGTCGTATGGACTGGGGCAAAGAAACTTGCATGAAACTATACGACACAATTAGTGACGAGGTTAATGATACATTTCCGTCCTTTATGGAAAAAGCATTTCATTGTCCTAGATCACATGGTGAAATTATTGCGGCTGGTAGAGAAATTGTTGCAAGTAAAGGCCTATATATTACAAAGAAACGTTATGCGGTTCTAGTATACGACTTAGAAGGTTTTCGTACTGATACNGACGGTAAGCCAGGTAAAGTTAAAGCAATGGGTCTTGATCTAAAACGCAGTGATACACCTCCGATTATGCAAGACTTTATGAGCGAACTATTATTAGATGTTCTAACAGGTGCTGAAGAAAATGATATTGTAGAAAAGATTAAAACATTTAAGCATGAGTTTCATAGCCGTCCCGGGTGGGAAAAAGGTACACCTAAGCGTGTTAACAACTTAACTATGTATGGTGCTAAAGAACAACGTGAAGGCAAAGCAACTATGCCCGGACACGTTAGAGCGGCACTTAATTGGAACCGACTCAAAGAAATGAATAGTGATAATTACAGCCAAGGTATTGTTGATGGAATGAAAACTATTGTTTGTAAACTTAAAGACAATCCATTAGGCTATACAAGTGTTGGATATCCCACAGATGAGTCTCAGTTACCCCA